CCAAGGGGCAAAGGTGGGTCAGGCAGCCCACGCGAGTTCAGCGATTAGAGCAACAAATCGCAAGACTGGAGATGGAGTTAAAGCGACTGAAAGGGCACACACAACAGCGTGGCTCAAGAGGCACCCGCAATTCGAAGGCGGGGTCCCCTCTATTAAACAACAGGTTCAGTCCCTTGACCTCTCCAGCCTCTCCCTCGGTGGGGACAGAGAACATGCCAATGCAACAACGGACACCACCCCTAAGAAACGAGGTGGCAAAGGATCAGAGAAACGTAGGCAAGTGCGACGGGCAATTAAAGTTGCGCGCAAAGACTACCAGCAAAGTGGCCGAGAAACCTCGTGGAATACGCAAGCTTTCGTCGAGAAGTACCTCACAGATGAAGAAGGAGCAATTTTCCGACGTGAGTGGGCTTGTGACCACGGCGAAAGTTACCTCACAAACCGCAGCGCTGCTCCCCATAACGGAGTGGTGCCAAAACAATGTGGAGATTGTGGGGGTCGAGCCATCTGCAGGTTTGCCAACGCCATCTACTGTTACCGATGCTACCGAGAAACCCCATTTGAGATCTAGTCCGAAAACAGCTGGACAGAGCTATGCCAAGACATTGGCAAGCAACGGGGGGGTGAGAGGAAGTACACCAGGTCAAGATGAGTTGCCCATTAAATCACTTGACGCCAGTGTGTTCGTGAAACCGACCCATCGACCGGGTCATGGTATCTTTGGATGGCGTAAGGTTTGTGGCGTTTCCGAGTTGAAACGCAGACAGACCGCCCCTGTCCGCGTGGATGAGGAGCTGTATGGTTACTTGCTATACAGTTTTCAATTCCAAGAGCGTAATGTCATAACATTGCGTGCTATGGCCTCGAAAGCTAAACAATATTTAGCTGGCTTTGATGTGAGTGACGCAACATGGTTGCAGCTACATAACTTAAGTGTTAATGCTGTCACCATGGCTATGAACGTCCCATCAGCTGAGGTCAAGGCGTTTGACAGGTGGGCCTCTCCGCAAGCAACTAAGGAGCGCTTACGACACGCAGAATTAGTTACTACGGGCAAAGCAGCTACCCCAGAGCAATCCTTATTGGGACGACTCTGCAACCGGGCGCCAGCCGGGGGATTAGCACCAAAGAAACCATAGGATGGGCAAGCTTTGCCGGCTGTATGCATGCGTGGCAGTACGTGTGCGCATCCAACCCTCCCTGGATGTACCGCTAAGGCGCAAAGCTGTGAGTGTGAATCCACACGTTACACTCGCAAGGTATTTGACTGGCAAACTGAATCATTATATCATCTTAATGATTCCGTAGTGTGGACGCACAAGTCTTGTGCCTGTAATGAGTTAATCGCATTACAGCAACGTCACCAGGTTGATGACGGTACAAGGCCAGATGCTTCGTGTACTAGCCGTTTGGTTAAGGCTTTGAAGCCATATAGGAAGGTGGTTAAACCAATTTCCTATGAGGCTGTCATAGCTAAATATACTGGGGGTAAGCGGGCCATAGCACAAAGAGCTTATGACTCATTACAGGTAGATCCTCTGGATGTTCGTAAGGATTCAGAGGTTCGAATGTTTTTGAAGGATGATAAATATCATACATCCAAGATAAATATACCCCGCTGCATACAATATCGCAGTAAACGGTACGGGATAACAGCTGCACGATTCTACTCCGCCCTGGAGCATGGTATGTTGCAAATTACTAATACCTGTCGGGGCGTGAGTACGGATAATCGCGTTTTTGCTAAAGGCCGTAACCTCACTCAACGTGGGGCCGACCTTCGAGCCATCTGGGACTCATTTGATACTCCCGTTGCGTTATCTATCGATCATTCAAAGTTTGATGCACATTGCAACGTGGCTTTACTTAAAGCCATAAATAAGCACAACTCACATTGTCTTCCAAAATATTGTCGAAGACAGTTTATGAAGCTAGCCAGAGCACAATTGGTTAACCGTGGTAAGACCGCCAATGGGACCAAGTTTGTGACGGTGGGCACAAGAATGTCAGGGGACCAAAATACTGGATCTGACAATTCAGGGATAAATTGTGGGATGTTGTTAGACTGGTTGCGAGTTATTGGTGCAAGCGGACAATTGTATATCGATGGTGACGATTCGGTGGTAATTATAGAGTCAACAGACCTACACAAGGTAGATATGAGCTTGTTCAAGATATATGGCATGAGTACCAAATTGGAGAAAGTGTCAAGTGTTTTTGAAGAGATTGATTTCTGTCAGTGTAGGCCTGTGTTCGATGGTGTTGCATGGCGAATGGTTCGAGACCCATATAGGGTACTGGCCAGAATTCCGTGGATTGTGAAGAAGCAGCCCGCCTCTCGAGATGCACAGTGGTTGAAATCAGTTGGGATGTGTGAGTTGTCGCTTAATATGGGACTGCCTGTTATGCAGGCGGTTGCCGAGCGACTCATAGAGTTGTCCCCGAAGAAATATATCGCCACACCGTTACATTATACTGCTAGTAACGAGTATATTAAGCCATGGAGAGCTGAACCGCGACCCATAACAGCCGAGGCGAGGGCTTCTTATGAACGAGCCTGGGGTATTTCACCCCAAGAGCAGCGTGAATATGAGAAGCTCACCATCGGAGCTGTCACGACCAATATTGTAGGAATATTTGAGTCGTGGGGTGGTGAACGCCCGTGTGCTTAGTAATCGAGAGTATGAATCAATCTGCTAATACACAGAAGCAAAACGTGGCTCGGGCTAAGCCACAACAACAAAATTTAGCTCAACCACAACGGCGTAGGCGTAGGCGCCGTCGCGACCGTGTTGGCCGTGGATTACTTACAGAAGTACCTGTTGGGACATCCAGGCTGGTTAGAATGCAACAACCCAGGCTTAGTAGTTCGTATAGTAAGGGTAAAGCGGTAACTACAATTCACCACCGTGAATATTTGGCGGATATTGCAGGGTCAGTAGGCTTTCAAGCCAACCTGTTCCCCATTAATCCAGGTATGGTAATCACATTTCCGTGGTTGTCTACCATAGCGAATAATTGGGATTCGTATCTGTTCCGTAGGTTAGAGTTTAGTTATGAGACCGCCTGTTCATCAGCAACACCCGGGTCGGTGATGATGTCAATTGATTTTGATGCCGCTGACCCCACACCAACCTCGAAGTTGCAGTTAATGACATATGATAATGCCGTTAGGTCAGCTTCTTGGCAGGAGGCGTGTTATGATGCAACCTTACTAAACCTGCATAAGTTTGGGACACAACGTTTTACTCGTGCAGCTCCACTCGCGGCTAATCTGGATATAAAGACTTATGATGTTGGCAATTTATTTATTGCCACATCCGGACAGGCTGACGGTAATCCGATTGGTGAGTTATATGTTGAGTATACAGTTGATCTGTTTACCCCGCAAATATCTCCCACATCGGCTGGAGTTATAGGGAATCCAGCTAGGATAGTGTCTGATGATGGTCAGAGCCCCATAGCAATTTTTGGTGCGGCAGCAGTTGTGACTGGTAGTTCAGTTACAGCTACTGGCTCGACTATCACCTTCCTCGAGCCTGGTCAGTATCTGTTATCTCTCAAGCTAACCGGTACTGGTCTGAGCGGAGAGATGACAGAACCCACAGGGTTGGGAGTGGTAGCGACGCCCCGATCTGACATAATCCAGTCTACAACGCAGAGGATAGCTGAGTACACTCTCAATGTTGTTGCTATAGGCGCAACATTGACGTGGAGTGCTATAACTGCCACTTCGTTGGGCAACACTGATGCGCGACTTGCTACCTACTTCTATGCCTATGGTTAGTGCGTTATAGGAGGAAGGTTGGACGCCTGTGTAAGGCGCCCCGCAAGGGAAACCAACCATGGTCTGTACGAATCGTTTTTACGAATTGGG